TCCTGCTAAAGTATTGTTAAGCTCACTAAATCCAGTATCATAACCTAATAACTCACCGCTTTGTGCCTTATCTCTTGAGTAGTTTAACGATAAAATGACATCTGTTATTGTCTTTTCGTGGATATTACCATACTCTTGTAAAGCTATAAGTTTACTATTGACTGCAGAAAGTAAATCTATAGCTTGACTATCATTGTCTAAACATTCATATTCGCTTTGTTTAAACAGCATAAATGCTTCTCTTTTCTTGTAAACCTCAATAAGCATCTCAATATGGCTGTTGACATTGTGTGCTCCAGTTACATTATCAGTTAACTTTGATAGGTAAAATGCTCCTCCTAATTCTTTGTATGCCTCATCATCTTTAAGTTTTTGGTTTAGCGTAGTAATGTCTACATAAACGCCATCATCGTACATCTTTTTTACTATGTCAAAGATTTTTTGGTGGCCTAAGTCATAAAATACTTCTGTTTTTAGGTGTCCAACAACTAATGGCAATGTTCTTTTATCCATCAATATTGCACCAAGTATGCTTTTTTCTAACTCTCTGCTCTGTGGTAGTGTTACTAATTCCATTATTTGTATAGTTTTCCGTATAATTTAATAGTCTTTTCAAAAGACTTAATTTGTTTTTTTATCTTTTTTTGAGTTATTAGAAATGAATTAGCTAACCATGTTAAATTGTTTGATTCACATTCTTTTTTCATTTCTTCTAATCTCATGTATTTAAACTCTAAATCAAATATTTTATCTTCAAGTTTATATACTTCCATAAAAACCTTGTTGTTAAAAGTATTATCAAGTTTAATGTTAGCTATCATGCCATCATCTGTTATCTTAATTTTACCTAATGTTCCTATCTTTTCCATTACTTTAAAGTTATTTTAGTGGTTTGTGTTTGTTGTGGTGTAAACTGATTGCTATTTCTCTTCCATGTTCTTACTGCTGCCTTCCAATCCTTCATAGGGTTTTTACCTATCAACCATCCTCTTGCTTCGTAATGGTCTATAAATTGTGAACCATCTAAAGTAAATCCAATCTCCTTAGAATATTCATTTATTTGTTCAGCCGTAGGCCTTATAAATGTATTCTTATTGTTAGTATTATTGTTAGGTAAAGTTTTTTTACCAGTTTCGGTAAAGTTTTTTGACCGTTCAAGTAAAGTTTCTTTACCATCGGTAAACTTTTTGTAGTCGTTTAAATACTCTAAAAACAATACTGAAACTTTAAGGTGTTTAGTGGCTGGATTTTTGACTATAAGTTCTTTCTCTACCAACTTAGTGATTATGTTAAGAACGGCTTGTTTTGATAGGTCTAAATCGTTAGCCATGGTATCTTTAGACATATAGCACCAATGCGATTCATTATTCTGCATACGCATAATCGTATCTAATACGCAGTAGTCATTACAAGACAAGCTAAAGTGCTTCCTTATAGGATGAATTATTGTTGTGTAAAATTGTGACATAAGGTTATTTTTTAATACGAAACACTACTAATCGATTTTGATAGGTAAATCTTTTCTTTTGTAGTGGGTTAAGTGCTTCTCGTATTGCTTGTGCGTTAATGTTGGTCTTTCTGTTTGCTGCTGCTATTGATATAAACTGCTCTTCTTCTTTGTTATCAAGGTAAATCATCCTAACCTTAATAGAGTTCTCGAATCCTCTTGGTTCTAAATCTAATCCCATTAATGATGCGTTTTAGTTCGTAAATAAAGTGTGCTGTAAATAATATTGTAAGTGATAAAGGAACTGAAATTAGTATAAAATAAATCAATTCGTAAATAAATATTAGAATATTTTTCATTTGCTAATTAGTTTATAGAATAAGGCTTTGCCTAATTCCCAGATTGCTATGCTTAAAATGATTGTCATAAGTTGAATAATTTTCTAAAAATTTCTAATAATATCCAACTAAATGAAAATCCAATCATAAATTCTTTTAAGTTAAATTTATATTTCATAATTCTTTAATTTTTCTTATAATAGTTCTATTAACTGGGTATACAGAAATACATCTTTGATAATAATTTCCATCATCACTAAAATCAAAAAAATGAATACTGCCTTCTTTTACATAAAATCCAACTGCTTCTTCGCAAGTAGTATGCAGACCAGTATTAGTAATAATTTGCATTTCGTAACGATTTATTTCCTTATTCATAGTGTTTGTAGTTTAAAATAACCACCCCAAGTTCCCTAATTACTATTTATTGTTATAAAATATTTAATATCTTGAGGTGGTATAAGATTACTATTTGCCTTTAGGCGTAATAGGTACAGAAGGTTTTTTTGTGCTCTTATCAAGCCATTTAAGTATTTCATCTGCTCTTTCAAACAGCTTACTATCAATTCCTTGACTTAAAGCTACCCATAGAGCAAACTGCTCATTGTTCATTGTTGGTTGGTTCATGTTATTTCTTTAATGAGATTTTAAATGTGGTTGTGCTATACTTAGGAGCTGGATAAATCATCTCTCCAGTCTCTGGGTCAACCAATGGTTCTTTGATTGTCTTTAGCAATGACTCTCTTTCTTTCTGCTTAAACTTAATAGCTTCTAATTCTTGGTTCATTTTAAGCCAAGTGTAGTCGCCATCATAAGCATACTTTACTCCAGATTCAAACTTGCTAACTTCTGCTCCTAAGACCTCTGCTTTGCCTTGTGGATGCGTTGTAAGTATATCTACCACATCTTCCTTTAAATCGGCTCTAATGCCATCTAAAAGCTGAATGATAGCCTCTGCTTTAACAAGCATCTCAAGTGGATTGTCTCCAGTCTCTCTAAAATGCTGTACGATAGTTTGTTTTAGCAACTCAATGCTAAACTTTGATGGTTCTATAGAACTAAGTTCTACTTTTGGTAATAATTCTAAACTCATAGTTTTATTTTTTGGTTAGGTTTTCTTTTTTCATAGACAATAACTTCTTTAACATTTCGTTACTATCAAATAATTGTTTATATCCAAAGTACAAATCAGTAAGTTGTTTTACTTTAGTACAGTTAGCAATCTCCATTTTAATAGCATCAATATCTATTTCTTCTTCTTCTACTATTTCTGCTACAACTTCTTGTACTGTTTGAGAAGGTTTTTTAGGAGTCTCTACTGCAAAGTCCATCTCTTCTGCTGGTGTAGCTTCGAATCCTGCAGCTTTCATTAACCAAGCAAGTAGATTACGATACGCCTTACCGATTGCTCTTGTCTGTGCCATTGATAAGATTGCATACTCATCAAATCTTTTTTTGCTATGTTCAAAGTTGCTACAGATTGCTACTCCAGTAGCTACTAACTGACCAGTATTAATATTTCGTACTTCGCACTTAGCCATGTACTTTATTTCTACTTGACCAGGTTCTGTGCCTCTTCGAGTTAAGTCCGTAGTTTCTGTGATAATCGGCATTAACCCTAATGAAGCTCCAGCGAATTGCCATCCTTCAACATTAACGAATTGCTTTCCTTGAATGTTGCTTGACAATCCTTTTTCTTTGATAAGTTTCGCTAAATCTTTAGATAAGTTTAGCATTGAATCCGAGTTGATTAAATCAAACCTCGGTTGATTAGTTAGTTCTGTGCTCATAATTTAGTTTTTTGGTTGTGTTAATTGATTGGTTAAAATAGGATGCTTCTACTATTGGATTGTGTTCCCAATAGTTTACTAATCTACTGATTAGGTTGTAAGACTCTTGGCTGTAGTTAATCTCATGTAGAATCTTAGCTACAAATAGCTTTTTGTCTTGTTCTGAAAGTTGGTGAAATGTAGAATACATAGTGTTTGTTTTATTAATGTAAAATATTAAAGTTGTATCCAAAATAATCCATCCCTTGAATTTCCCCATATCCTAATTCTTCTATAAAATCCTCTAATTCACAATCGGACATAGTATAAATCTCTCCTAATTTTTTAGTAAGTTCTTTAGTAGCAAGTCTAATAGCCTCATCTCTTGTAATATCTATTGTTGATTTCCAGCCCATAGTCTTGTTTTTATTTGTCTGAATATAATTTAGGTACCTTAATCTTCTTTCTTACTTCAAGATATTTCTCCATGTAATATGGCACTACTTCAACATCGTTAGCAAAAGTGTTTATGCCATGTAAAACTGTAGTTCTATCTCTTTTAAAGTATGGGGCAATTTGGGCGGATTTTTGTTTATAGTGAACATGAAGGATATAAAAGCACATATTTCGTGCAAGTACATTCTCTCTATATCTACCTTTATTTGTAATCATAATAGGCCTTATCTTAAAAACATTAGCCGCATGATTAATTACATTGTCTACTATTGACTTATCTACCTCATAGTTTTTTGGTCTTAGTAAAGACTTGCGTGTCATTCTAAATTTCGCTATAGTCATTGATTTGGTTTTTTAGTGCTTCTAACTTGTTGGCGTAGTAAGTTTTTACTATCTCAACTGTTTCGTAATCGTGTTTATCTAAACGAGTTTTTAATAGGTATGGTGAAAGCCCAGTAATAGCACAGATTTTTTTCATATCTCCATGTCTAAGCATTGCTCTATAATCCGTTACTTGAATCATCTTGTAGTTGGTTGTTTTGGTTAATTAATACTTGTCCTGCTTCTGTTAATGGTCTGCAAAACAATGTGAAAGTGTTGTCGCCATCTTGGAATGTTACAGTTGTTTCCTCTGTATTAGCTAACATTAATCTAATAGCTGGTTCCTGGCCATCTATCTTTTCGTTAGTTGCTGCGAATACTTGTGGCTCGTTATCGCCAAACTTAAAGCACCACTCACAAGGAAAAATAGGTGTTAATTCTCTTTCTACTAATTCTACTTCTTGGTTGTCCATGTTTATTTGTTTTTGTTGTTAAAAAGTTTAATATGCCTATCGATTGAATCAACTGCTGCATTAAGTGAGGCGTAATAGCTGTGTCTCCAATAAAACCATTTACCATTTAATATCATGTTATCCCATTTGATAATCATGCCTTTGTAGGTGTATTGTTTTGACATTCTGCCGTTGCTGTTTACACATGTTAATTCTTCTTTGATGCCTTTTTTCTTTTGCTCAAGGGTTAGCTTTTGGTTCATTTTTTTAGTTTGATGGGATTAGTACCTCGAACAATACTTTCTCTTGACTCTTAGGTTGTCCTTTAATCATATTGCTGTATATTGAATACGCCTTATCATAATCTTTGGACATTGACCCAGAGACAATCATTCCGTCTTGTCTGGTAAAATAAAAAGTTTCGTTTAGTAAAAAGTCGAGTTCTTCGATAAATTGTAGGTTTTTCATGTTATTGGTTTTTTGGTGTTGTTGTTGTTTCTTCGTTGCTTTCTTCTTCATCTTCCCAGTCACAGTACTCTAAGCACTCTGGACATAAGTTGATGTCTGGATAATTAGTGTGAGCATTACAGCAAGTAGAAAATGGCATATCTAAGGTTTTTTGGTGTTTAGTTTAGATAATCGGCTAAAATAAGTTTTTGGGTCTCCTATCTTAGCTTTGCTCATGTTTGTTTCATACTCCAATGGGTGTATGCAGTTTTTTGTCTCGTGACTGTAGTAGGCTTGTTCGCCTTTGTCAATGAGAATGCCAGTTATGGCACACTTCATTGGATGGGTTAAGGTAATTAGTTGGTGCATTTGTTTTTGTTTTGGTTTGGTAAAATTAAAGGTTTTTTGTTATAATTTCATTTATTTTAGTTAATTTATTGTTAAAATACCTATAAATCTTTTTTAATATTACGATATAAATAGGGTCATAGGGCTTTATAAATCTTATTCTTATTGGATTATTTTTTACTAATTGACTATGTTTTTTAACAATTTCGTAAACAATTTTTTGTTGCTCTGTTAAATTATTTTCTTCCATAAAAGATTTTTGTGGGTTTTTTGGGAGTTTTTGTGGGATTTTTAGCAGGTTTTTGCATGAGGTTTTTGGCAGATTTTTGGCTACAAAAGATTTTTGGCGGTGCTGGATTTTTGGCACCTGGTAATGACAATTAGTTGCATAATCAACCAATGGTCAAACATTGAAGTTTAAACATTGATATCTTAATTCATGCAATGCAATAGCAATACAGATACTAAAATCAATTTGTAGGCTATTTTTAGCCTATTTTAGACGGTTTAATATATTAATAAGGTACTTACATGGTTTTATATTTTGAGGTCCTTAATTAGCTTTATTTTGCTTATTTTGTTTCTCCAGGTCCTGGATTATTTTATTAATAATCTTAATAACCTGGTCTAGGTCTTTTTTTGTAGTCTTAATCATGTTTTTTATTTTGCTAAATAATCATTCCAGGATTGAGACTTAAAATAAAGTTCATTTTTTTGCTCCTGGTTTAATTCCTGGTCCAGTTGTTTCTGTACCTGGTCAGCAATTTGCTGCAGCTGTTCATTATAAAGGTCTTTGTAAAATTCCAGCAAATATTTGTTAGCTGGTTTATTTTCTTTCTCCAGGGCCTTTATAAGTCCCTTTAGTCCGTAAATGTTCATTTTATTTTATTTTGGTTCGCTCCTTTGCCTGGTATTGCTCCAGGTTAATTAGTCAACTAACAAAGGAAAAAGGGACCTAAAATTAATTAGGCCCCTGGTCTATTAAAACTATACTACAAAACCGCTTTTGTCTTTTTTTGCGTCTCCTTTTGCCTTAAGGCCTACCACTACATTAATAGGGTCGAAATATCTTAAGTCTGTCAAGTCTCCGTTAATTACTGGATAACCTAAATAAAATTCTGGTAATTGGTCCGCAAATACAACCGCAATATTTCCGCCCATTTTTAGTACTTTCTTTGCTTCAGCTTCATTTGTCTCACTTCTGGAGAAAGTTATTTTGTAGCTGGTATTTCTATATCTTGATATGTGGTTTACGTTTTTTGTATAGTCGTAAAAAAGTATACTACTATAAAACTGGTCCAGGAAATCAATTCCAGAATAACGCTCCAGTAAGTGTAAATGGTCTATATCTGAAGTCCCATTGAGACGGACCGCTATTTTTTTATTTTGCTTTATTGCTTTATCATGTATTTTCAGTAATTCATTAGCCAATTGAATATAAAAGGCCTCTCTATTGTATCCCCAGAATTTACTTTTGTTCATCCTGGACTCTTGCACATTGCTGAACTTACCACGTCCAGCACTATATAAGCACGAAGCTTTGCAACCAGCTGAAGCAAAAGGGCAAAGGTTTAATCCCTTAACCTGGTCCGCTGGTGCCATATATAAAATAAAAGTCTCCATGTCGTTCTTTGCGGTCTTTATATTGGTTGCACCTGGACTAAGTAAATTCTTTACTGGTTTATAACTGTTGTTTTGTTTTGTGTTTTGTAGTGTGTTTTGCATGGTTTTGTATTTTAGTTAATTTGTAGATATGTTAAATTAGGAGAAATAAATTTAGGTTGATAATCCTCAAAATATCCCTGGTCGCACCAGCCAATTGACTGGACCACGTCCCTATATAACCAGCCTTTTAATTTTTTATATTCCTTTGTCTGTTCTGGTCTCTTACAATTGCGGACCGTATAAAGAAACTTATAATCTAAATTTTCGAGCAAGTAGTACAGATAGAAATTTTGTTTTGTTTTGTTTTTCATGGCTATTTGTATTTAGTTAGTTCTTGAAATATTGTTTTGATTAAGGTATAAACCAGGACGGACCCGATAAATAATAAAGCAGCTTCAATAATTGTAATGTGTGTGTTCATGTTATTTAATTTTAGTTAGTAAATAGTCTGTTAATAATTTAGCCATGTTACCCAGGATAAGGATAAAAAGGACTAATTGAAACAATAAAAGGAAATTAGATAAGTTTTGCATGATTGTGTTATTTAGTGTTATTTAAATTATTTCTATAATTAATTGCCTGGTCAAGTTCAGCTTTCAATCTTAATAGGTCACTGTTAAACCAGCGTTCACCCAGGTACCAACATGGACGAGCTCCGTTAATTTTAGGCTCCAGGTATTCAATTTGCTCCTGGATATCCTTAATTGTCCTGGTCAATGCTCTCTTTTTACCTGGGATTGTTTTGTATTCATTAACGTACAATTCAAGGTAGTAAAGGCTTTCAGCTAAATTTGCTAATGGTTTAATGCTTATCATGGTGTTTTTTTTGTGGTTATTCAATACGTAAATATAATACTAAATATTAAAAAACAATAAAAAAGATAAAATATTATTAAAATTATTTCGGTCCATATTTAGACCAGCGGTAAACTTATTTGACCAGGTAAACAGTCCAGGGATATATTATATAATATAACTTACATTATATAATATATATAATATATAATATAAGATATAATATAGAATATAATATATAATATATACTTAAATAAATAATATAGTTTATATTATATTGTCCATACTTTACCAACGGTATTGAATTCGTGTTAGCTATTAATTGTGTGTCGGTTGTTATGTTCCGTAAATGAGTGAAGGATAAATTGTATTCATAAATATAGTAAACAATATACCCCAATTCAGTCTCTATTTAACATAATGCTAATTATAAGACAATTCTATAACTGATTATCAATCGTTTATGTATGTTAATTTATCAAATATCTTTACCACCTACCCCCTATGCACTTTATTCGTGTAAATGATGTTGTACCACCGATGTGCCCTTCATATTTTTGATATAAAACATTGTTTTCACCAATTTTAACTTTTGTTCTATTATTTAGAATTATTGTTGTAGCTTTGATTTTTATATAGTCAAGTTGCCGAAAGTGGTGGCACCTACCTCAGTGGCGTGATTCGGTTAATGGGTAACTGTAGGTTCGAGTCCTACCTTGACTTCAAATAGATGATATGAAAGATACTTGTGCAAAGAGAAACTATAAGTGCAAATGTGGTGTTGTCCAGGAGGAGTACGTTTGGAGTAGTGAGATTAGGGAGGTGCAGTATGAGTGTAGGAAGTGTGGTAACTGGCTTGGGTTTAACAACATCAAGGTAGATAAGGTAGTGAGTATTGTGTCTATTAGAACGCCAACCAAAAACCGATAATATGAGAATGTTGAACAAAGTTTTGACTACCAGAAAGTTCTTAGCTTCATTTTGGAACTTTGGTATGTCTTTTTATAATAGAGGAACTTATAATAGATTTTCGAGAGTGTATAAAAAGGTAAAAGAAAGAACTGGTGTAGAGCAATACATAAACCAAAATAACTAATATGAACGCAGAGTTTAAGGACATAACGAAAGAAGCATTTATCATTGCTTATAGGGAGAATTTTGGAAATATTACCATAGCTTGTCAAGCGTGTGGGATTAGTAGGACTATGTATCAGAATTGGATGAAGAATGATACTGAGTTTAAGAAGGCTTTGGCTGAAATAGAGCCAGAGGAGATTATGTTGGACTGGGGTGAGCATAAGTTGATGGAGAGGATTACTAAGGGTGATACCTTGGCTACTATGTTCTTGTTAAAGACTAAGGGCAAAAGAAGAGGATACATTGAAAAGACTGAGGTGGCTCACGAAGGAGATGTGGTGAAGCAGATTACGGTGAACGTAGT